GATGAGTATAAATATCGGCGGTGACCTGAATGCTGCTGTGTCCCATTAGTTTTTGTGCCGTGCGTAAGTCTACCCTTGCACGATAAAGTGTCGTTGCGTAGGTATGCCGCAGCATGTGGGGATGCAGAGGAAAAGGCACAAGGGAAACAACGTGAGAATTCCACATTCGGGTGAATGCGGAGCGGGTCATATCCCCGCCATTGGAGGCAGGGACAATATATCGGCTCAAGTGTGGTGTATCAAGCAAGATGGCTCTGAGCTTGTCCGGGATAGGAATGACCCTGTGCGCAGCTTTTGTTTTGAGATCATCTACGGGATCTTGCTGATTGTTCAGAAAGGTCATAGCACGCCGGACGGTCAGAGAGTTGCTTTGAATGTCCGACCATTGCAACCCAAGCGCTTCTTCCTTGCGAAGCCCGCAGTACAGACAGAGGGCGCAGAATACGCGGGCGCGTGGTTCTACGACTACACTCATCAGAATATCGACCTCATCGGGAAGCAGAGCTTTTTTCTTTTCCGCTTTAGCGTGAGGGGTGATTTTGATACCCTCAGTTGGATTATCAATAATCAGATGATTCAAACGTGCTTCCTCAAAAAGCTGGCGCATAGTCAGAAGAACTTTACGCTGCAGGCTTTCCGATCTGGATGCAACGCTGGCCATAACCTGTCGGATGTGAACTGGTTTTACGTTTCGGAGTTCCATGTATCCGATCTGTTCCATGATGTGGAGATTATAGCTATCCCGGTACATTTTGATGGTAGCGGCCCGTAAATCGGATTTATAGTTTTTCAACCAAATTTTTGCCCACTCGCCCACCAATGTGTGATCTCCAACTTCAAGCCCGGCGGTATCTTGGTTCATTAGTGCATTTGCAGCGGCATTGACTTCAGCAATCGTTTTGCCGTATACAAATTTCTGTTTTCCGTTGGACAATGTCACCTTGCGTTGATAGCGGCCATCTTTTCTTTTTTTGAGTCTTGCCATAATAAAATAACCTCCTTTGGGTACACTTTGACAAGCCTACCCAAAAGAGGTATAATCACAGTGTCGGTTGTGACTGCTCTTTTTGAGTAAGCCAATCTATTTGAACGCTCTCGGTGTTGGTAGCACCGGGGGCGTTTTTTCGTTTTATAAACAATTAAAATCTATGCCTTTGCAATCAGTCCAATAATGTACTGCTTTTTCAACAAATTCTTCTTCAAGGTTGAAATATCTTGAAAAGATGCTGGACATACTGACAGACCCCTATACCCACCGGGATCTACAGAATGTCCGAAAAAACCGTAAGCTGGAAACGAACATCGGAAAACTGTTTTCCCTGCTGGCAGATGGCTTTGAGGTTATCCATAAAAATGCCGAACTGGTTCGGCTGTGGGATGACCTTGAAAATGCTGAGGGCGCAGTCCTTGACCGCTATGGAGCCAACTTTGGTGTACAGCGCGGTGCAGCAAGTGATGCCCTCTACCGAATTTTAATCCGGGTCAAGATGCTGGCACAGCTTTCCGGCGGCGATGGCGATACCGTCATCCGGGCAGCGGGGGAGCTGCTGGGTGTTCAGTTTTCGGATATCGAGTTGCAGGACGTGTACCCTGCAAAGGTCGCACTGTATGTGGATCAGAGCTTGCTTTCTGAGGAACGGCTGGCGCTGATAGATCAGATTGCAGTTGCCCTCAAGCGTATTCTGACCGCCGGTGTTGGCCTACGCCTGTATCTGCGGACCTACCGCACATACCGCTATGACCTGAACATTGGTCACGGCGCGATGGTAAATGTGGTTCGCTGGCTTCCTCCCGTTTCACAGGACCGCAGCAGCCGGGCAGATTTCAAAATCGGCCACGGCGGCTTTACCGAAGCTGATTTCTATCCGCCGATTGTTGGAAAAGACCGGCTGTTTGAAAGCCGCTTTGAAACATCAAGAGGAACCTATCTGCCGCCTGTGATCGAGGGCGTATACCCTGACACTGTGCAGACGGCCACCATGGCGCATGAGGGCGTGCGTGGCGCTGTTTACCATACACACCTCAAGCCCAGAAGAATTGATTAAGGAGAGAGCTTATGGCGAAATATGAAGACGGCAGCTATGGGTCTGCCGCCGGCATTGCCCTGATCGCAAAGGTTCTTGCTGGCCGCTGTGCGATGAAATACACGCGGGTGGCCGTGGGCAAGGGCAATATCCCGGACGACAAGACCCCGAAAACCATGACGGAGCCTGCCGATTATGTCATGGATGCCGTGATTGCGGGCATCACCAACCCGGTGGATGGTGAGTGCCAGGTCACGGTGCAGATCAACTCGGCAAATGTGGACAAGGGCTTCTACTGCACGGCGGTTGTCCTTTATGCAGAAGACCCCGATGAGGGCGAAGTCCCTTATACCTATCTTGTGCTGGAAAATGAACCTGAATGGATCCGCCCGGCAAGTTCGATTGTGGGCAAGCTGGCTACCATTGATCTGATCGCCGCCGTTGGTGATGTTGATACCGTGACGGCGGCAATCGACCCGGAAGCCATTGCAACGGTGGCGGCAGTAAATGACCTGCTCCAGCGGCACAATGAAGACCCGGAAGCTCATGCCGGCATCATCATGGATGCAGTGGGTTCCGCCATGAAGAAGCTGGAGGAGTCCGGTCAGATCATGGATCAGAAGACTGTTGAGACTATGATTCGCAAGGAGATTGCGGAACATGGCAGCGGTGGGTACTACGGTACATACTTTCTGACGTTGGCTGCATCGGGCTGGGAACAGGCTGATGAAGAAAGCCCGGACTACAGCTATATCTATACCGCAGAACTTCCCGACAGTACGAGCGCCCTCATTCCGAGCGGCGCACCTCTGCTGGGAAGTTTTCATATTGCCGAAGATGCGGGTGTCGTGAACGGATGCGAAACCGGGGATGGAGTGGTGAAATTCTACTCCAAGGAAGTCCCCGCCGCAGACATTTCCACTTGCATCATTCTGTTTGGCAAGGGAGGGGGTGGAGAGAGTGACTTGACCGTTGCGACCCGCGAACAGCTGGGACACGTTAAGATTGGTAACGGAATCGAAGTGACCGAAGACGGCACGATTTCGGCCAATGCAAAGGTGTCCGAAGATCAGATTGCAACTTCGGATGATACTTCCGAAATGCTGAAAGAAATTTATGGTGAGTAAATCACAGAAAATTTAGGAGGAAAACTACTATGGCTTACAATGAGAAACATCTGGTAAAACTGGCTGACCTGAAGGCACTGGGTACCAAGCAGAAAGAGGTCGCCGATGCTCTGGAGGCGCGTGTTGATACTCTGGAGAATGTTGGCTCTCAGGCCAACGTCCTTGAGGGTGTCAAGGTGAACGGCACTGCGCTGGCTATTGCCAATAAGATGGTTGACATCCTGATCGCCACTGGCTCCAAGAACGGCAGCATTTCCGTGAACGGTGCTGATGTTGCCATCAAGGGGCTGGCCGCTCTGGCTTTCAAGGCAAAGGTTTCTCAGTCGGATCTCGATGACGCGCTGGCTGCTGTTCTGGAGGGCAAGGCTGACAAGGCAACTACTCTGGACGGTTACGGCATTACTAATGCCTACACCAAGGATGAGATCAACGCCAAGATCAGCGCTGTCTATAAGCCTGCTGGCTCTGTTGCCTTTGCTGAACTGCCCTCTCTGTCTGAGAGCATTCTGGGCAATGTGTACAATGTCACCGATGCTTTCACTACTACCGCCAACTTTGTTGAGGACGCGGGCAACAAACATCCCAAGGGCACCAATGTCGTGGTGGTCAAGGTCGGCGATGCCTATAAGTACGATGTGCTGGCCGGTTTCGTTGATCTGTCCGGTTATGTTGAAAAGGAAGCAGGCAAGGGCCTGTCTGACGAGAACTTCACTGCGGCCCTCAAGGATAAGCTGGACGGCATTGCGGCTGGCGCAAACAAGTATGTCCATCCCACCCACACCGCTGCTGCGAGCGGCTTGTACAAGACCACCGTGGATGAAGAGGGCCATGTGACCGCCACCACTCCTGTGACCAAGGATGACATCACCAAGCTGGGCATCCCTGCGCAGGATACCACCTATGACGAGGCTACCACTGCCAAGGCTGGCCTGATGTCCGCTGCGGATAAGACCAAGCTGGATGGCATGGGCGCCACCATCAATAAGGCCATTGCGGACCACACGGCTACCGATGCCGAGGTGTCCGAGATGCTGGCCGAGGTATACGGCGAGTAAGTTCATAAGCATGGATAGCGGCGGGGATGTCCCGCCGCTTCCTTTTTTCGGGAGGTGATCCTATTGAGCGAAAAGCTCACGACCCTTTCCCAGCTTCGGGCTGTGTCCCAGAAGTCAAAAGATCGGGCGGCACAGGTGGCTGATGCCGCGGCCGCTGCTTTGGATGAAATGGATAGAGTAAAAGCGGATAAAACGGAGTTCGTTTCTTTTTCTATCCCTGCAACTGGCTGGAAAACTGACAGCAGTGTTCCCGGCTATACGAACTACATCGACATTGCAATCAGCGGCTTAACGGCGGCTGACTATGTGGCGGTGGATGTTGCCCCGGCGAGCAGCGCAGTGGCACGAGCGGCAAATTTTGTTGCGACCGAAAGCCGTGCCGGCATCCTCCGGCTTCGTGCGGCATCGGTGCCAACAGCTACGATTTCGGCGCAGTACCACATCATCACGGCCGCAACAGCGGCAAAGGAGGGTTAATCTTATGGCATGGGGTCCTTTTAATGCTGGCGGTGGCGGCGGTTCGTCCGGCGGCACTGCGGCAGATATTTCCTACGACAACAGCAAGTCCGGCATTTCGGCGGCGAATGTGCAGGAAGCCATTGATGCGCTTTCTGTGCTGACCCTGACGATTCAGGCCGTGCCCGCCCAGAGCGGGAGCCTGACCTATACCGGCTCCACCCAGAGTCCCACATGGAAAGGCTATGACAGCAGCATGATGACGATCGGGGGCGTGACCTCCGGCATCAATGCTGGCACCTATACGGCCACGTTTACGCCCATCGGCAAGTATGTCTGGACGGACGGCACGCAGGAAGCCAAGAGTGTGTCGTGGACGATTGGCCGAGCCGAGGTCAAGAATGTGCCGGCACAGACCGGTAGCGTGACTTATAATGGCTCGGCGCAGTCCCCGTCGTGGAGCAACTATAACAGTTCTCAGCTGACGATCGGTGGCACGAGCAGCGCAACCAACGCTGGCAGCTACAGCGCCACCTTTACCCCGACTTCCAATTATAAGTGGTCGGATGGGACGACTACGGCCAAGAGCGCTTCGTGGACGATCGGCAAGGCGACCGGCAGTATTACGCTGTCCGCAAGCAGTCTGAGCCTGACCTACCCGAAAACCTCTGGCACCATCACTGTTACGCGGCCGGGCAGCGGTACGGTGACCGCATCCTCTGGCAGTACGAACATTGCAACGGTAAGTGTTTCCGGCACCACCATCACGGTGACCGCAAAGGCGACCGGCAGTGCCACTATTACGGTCAATGTGGGTGCAGATACCAACTATACTGCACCGTCCAGCAAGACGTTCACGGTGGCCGTTACGCTGGTGTCCAAAACGCTCAGCAGCAACAGTTGGGCAGTCATCAAGGCCGTCAGCGATGCTGGGCAGGGTGCAAACTACTGGTCTGTTGGTGCCACGAAGTCCGTGACCATCAATGGCAAGGTGGGTGCGACTACGATCTCCAGCTTGAAAGTTGATGCCTTTATCATCGGTTTCAACCACAATTCCGGCAAGGAGGGCAGCAACCGCATCCACTTCCTGTTGGGTAAGATCAGCGGCAAGTTTGTTGGTCTGGTGGATAGCAGCTACGGCAGCACGACTTCCACGTCTGGCGCATTCACGATGAACACCAGCAACACGAACTCTGGCGGCTGGGGAAGCAGTCAGATGCGAAGCAAGGTACTGGGTAGCGCAAGCTCTCCCACCAGCCCGACCGCGAACACGCTGATGGCCGCACTTCCCTCTGATCTGCGGGCAGTGATGAAGTCCTGCACGAAGTATACGGATAATAAGGGCGGCGGCAATACCGCCAGCAACGTGTCCTCTACCACGGATTATCTGTTCCTGCTGTCCGAGTATGAGGTCTTTGCAACGCACCAGTATTGCAATGATGCGGAGCCGAACTATCAGGCACAGTACGATTACTTCAAAGCGGGTAACAGCAAAGTTGCCAATAAACATTCCGCCACCGGAACGGCGGCGGTCTGGTGGCTGCGGTCGCCGTACTAC